TTTCCTTCAAGCCTAGAATGACAAAGGCTGGTAAGAAGATGGCTACGCTAACGGTAGCGGACAGCGGCAGAGATCTTCACTCTGTTCTAGTTTTCCCAACAACGTTTGCAAAAGCCTACATGAAGATTCAGGAGGGGAATGCCTACACATTCTCGTTCGGAAAAACAAAAGACGGAACGGTAATATTGGAGGATATAAATGTTTGATGAGAGAGCAGCACAAGTACATGCAACAGCAAAAGAAAAAGGCTTTTGGCCTGAAGGCAATGTCAATGATATATTTGTGGCAAAGCAATGCATGATGATTGTTTCAGAGGTTACAGAAACAATGGAGGCTATTCGAAAGGATAAAGGCGCTGAAGAAATCGTTTCAGAGTTAGCAGACATCCTTATTAGAACTCTAGATCTTTATGAGGGGCTAAAGAGAAGCGGGTATGTCTCTGGTTTATCGCTAACCGCAGCCTTTAACAACAAGACAGACTACAACAAGACAAGACCAGAAAGGCACGGTGTCAGATTTTGACAGTAACACTAGAACAGGCTCTAGCACAGCTAGACCCCAAGCTCAGGAAGAGCATTACCAATGGCGTCGGTATCGATATTGACGTACAGCCAACACCTAGCGTAGGACTAAACAAAGCGCTAAACGGAGGTCTGCCATATGGTAGGCAGGTTTTGATTTGGGGAAGCAAGTCAAGTGCCAAGTCTTCTCTGTGCCTTCAGACAATTGCTCTTGCCCAAAAGGAAGGCAAGCTCTGTGCCTGGATTGACGCAGAGATGTCATACTCTGAGGACTGGGCAGTCAGGCTAGGGGTTAATCCAGAAGAGCTGATCTACTCACAGGCTCGTACGATCAATGAGATGGTAGACGTTAGCGTTGCCCTCATGGAGGCTGGGGTAGACATCATTGTGGTAGACAGTATCACATCGCTATTGCCAGCAATCTACTTTGACAAAGGCACAGAGGATCTCAAGCAGCTGGAGAACACTAAGCAGATTGGTGCAGAGTCTAGAGACTTTAGCAATGCCTGGAAGATGATTAATTATGCTAATAATAAGGTTAAGCCAACGCTGTTTATCCTTATTTCGCAGTCCAGGAATAACATTAATGCCATGTATACTAGCCAGCAGCCATCTGGTGGACAGGCTACAAAGTTTTATTCGTCAACAGTTATTAAGCTGTTTTCTTCGGAATCAGATAACCAAGCATTGAAAGGAAAGGTGCAGGTCGGTGATAAGCTTATTGAAGAAAAAGTTGGAAGAAAGATTCGGTGGGAGCTTCAGTTCTCAAAAACATCGCCTGGATTCCAAGCAGGGGAATATGATTTTTATTTCAGGGGCAGCGACGTGGGTATCGATACTATTGGCGATCTTGTTGATACTGCTGAGTTGGCGGGGCTTGTAAACAGGACTGGCGCTTGGTATCAATTAGAAGATGGCACCAAGGTTCAGGGTAGAGAGGCCTTCATTGAGAGGGTAAAGGATGATCAGGGACTGCAAGATCTACTTGCTCAACAACTATTTGGTGGGGATGATGGATAGGTATACAGTTTACAAGGGGCAGTTTGTTTGCCACACCTGTAAAGAAACGGTGACAAGCCTTAGGCATTATGTCAAACCAAAGTATATTAGCTGGATGTGTTCCAAGAAACACCTTAGCGAAGTTTCTTTGCAAACTAGGAAAAAGAAAAGGGATTATGACGGAACAAAGTGAGAGCAAGCGCATAGGCGCTAAGCAACATAAAAACTCTGGTAGAAATACTAAAAAGGGTGATGCCAGCTGGCATAACTTTGTTGTTGACTTCAAAGAGGTCGGCAAAAGTTTTACTTTAAATAAAGATGTATGGGCAAAAGCTGTTACAGATGCCTTGCGTTCCAACGCAGATCCTGCTATAGTAGTAGTTCTGGGTCAAACGCAGAAAACAAGACTAGCGGTGATAGAGTTATCGTTGCTAGAGCAAATGTTAGAAGAGAGAGATCAATGAAAATTTTAATGCTAGATATTGAAACCACGCCTATGCAGGTGTATACCTGGGGTCTGTGGGACCAAAACATTGGTATTAATCAAATTATTAAACCCACCGAGATGATGTGCTTCGGTGCTAAGTGGCAGGGGAAGAAGAAGGTTACCTTCAAGTCTGTCCACCACGATGGCAAGAAGGCTATGCTAGAAGAGCTACACGCCATGATGGAAGAAGCAGACGCCCTTGTGGGTTGGAACTCGGCTGCCTTTGACCATAAGCACATTAAGAGGGAGTTCCTTGAAAACGGGATGACACCACCATCCGTTGTTAAAGACCTAGACCTTATGAGTATTGTTAAGGCCAACTTTAAGTTCCCGTCTAACAAGCTTGACTACGTTGCACAGGCTTTGGGTGTAGGCGCTAAGTTTAAGCACTCAGGATTCGAGCTGTGGATCGACTGCATGAATGGCGACGACAAGGCTTGGCGCGAGATGAAGAAGTATCAGATCCAGGATGTCGTCCTTCTTGAAGAGCTGTACCAGGTTCTTTTGCCATGGCTCCCAGGCTCTACCAGCGTAACAGTAAGGGAGAGGCGAGAAATCGCAGATCTCGACGGGGTGGTATAATAATATGGTGGAAAACAGTGAGAGCAAGACTACAATCGATATGGTTAACGGTCTTGTTGAAATTGCAGACTACATGCAAGACGAAGAGCTTACACAAGCTCTGACCATGATTGCAAAGCTTATTGTAAAGCCAGACATCCCAATTAACATTGCTACACTTGAGATCGTTCGGCTCCAGGCTATTGCAGCCAAGATGTCTTTTAAGGCAACTTGGATGGCTAACGTAGATAAAGGAGACAGGGCAAAGAAAAATATATACTTCACAGCGGCATCGGCTATCAACGACCTGGTGGCTGCCCTCAAGTATATTACCCGATAACGATATGAGTAAAAATCTTTTAAGCGAGTTAATGAGTGCTGGAGAGAAAGCCAAGCCAGTTAATGAAAGTCTTAGTTCTTTAGTAGAAAAAATTAATTCTGGTTACATTGCTAACCGTGGCCCAAGACATCAGCAAAAGAAAACATTTGCACCATCGACCATCGCCTACGGTCATGGAGAGTGTGCAAGATACTGGTATCTGGCATTTGAGGGTGGTACGTTTGAGGATCATGCAGATCCATTTGCTGGCGCCAACATGACTAATGGCACCAAGTCGCATGAGCGTATCCAGCAGGCAATTGAAGACGCTGGTATAATGGTTAAGTCAGAGTTTAAGATCACCTACAACGACCCACCAATCTTTGGATTCGGTGATGTTATTGTAGAGCATGAGGGCGAAGAGCTCCTCATTGAGATTAAAACTGCAATGCAAGAAGGATTTGAATATCGTAAACGAACTGGCAAAGCCAAGCTCGGACACCTTATTCAGGTTCTAATATATATGAAAATTCTAAAGAAGGCCAAAGCTGTCCTGCTTTACGAGAACAAGAACAATCACGAGCTGCTAGCCATTCCCGTTGTGGTGAATGACTACTATCGTAATTGGATCGATGCGACATTTGATTGGATGAGAGAGGTTCGACAGGCTTGGGAGAATAAGCTCTTGCCTAAGAAGAATTACCGATCAAATTCGAAGATATGCAAGACCTGTCCTTTGGCCAAGGTTTGTGCTACAGCGGGTGAGGGAGATATAGCTATTAAGTCTCTGGAGCCTTTGGATGAAAACATGTCAGTGGTGTGATGAACCTTTTGAGCCTAATGTAAAGTATCAGATCTACTGCTCTGCGGAGTGTAGAGAAGAAGCTACTAAGGAAAAGATTGCAGAGCGTTATGCAATTTCTCGTCGCAACAAAATGATTGGTAAGGATCGCAAGTGTAAGGCTTGCGGTTCTAAGCTTTCCGCATACAACGATGATGTTTTATGCCAGCTATGTTTGGTGAACCCGTCTGATGTTGCCAAGGCACTGAAACAAATTAAGGGCGTAGCTAATGGTAAAGCTGAGCTCGATTAATCCACAGCCAAAAACTATTTGTGCCATTGATGCTAGCACAAACAGTTTGGCTTTTGCTATCTTTGAGGGAGAGGACTTAAAGAGTGTTGGTAAAATTAATTTTACGGGAGCGACTACTTACAATAAGGTTGCAGATGCGTGTGCTAAGGCTGAGGCTGTATTTAAACTATTTAATATTGAGGCTGTGGTTATTGAGCATACGGTCTTCATGAACAGCCCAAAGACCGCTGCCGACCTAGCCCTAGTCCAGGGTGCCCTGCTTGGCGGTATGGCTCTGGCTGGGGTAAAGACAATAAGGTCTACAAACCCAATTGCTTGGCAAACATTTATTGGTAACGGCAGGCTAACACATGCCGAGAAAGCTAGCATTAGGACTGGTAGCCCAGAAAAAAGCGACTCCTGGTATAAAAATAAAGAGCGTGAATTTCGCAAGCAAAGAACAATTAGGTTTGTTAATACCATTTATAATAAAAAGATTGAAGATAATGATATTGCAGACGCTGTTGGCATAGGTCACTATGCGATCAGCAACTGGCAGAAGCTATCTTGACACAAGAAAGGTTATAGGGTAAAATCTAATTATGGCTCAAAAGCTTTATCAAAATATTTTGTGGTTAAAAAAACGTTATCACGTAGATAAGAAAACTCCACAAGAAATTGCCAAAGAGTGCGGGGTCAGTGAGAAAACCATTTATTCATATTTAGACAGATTCGGATTAAGAAAGCTAAGGTAGTGAGAGTAATCAAGCATTTTGCTAAAGTGGCAAAGATGCAACTCGTAAGACTAACGTGCAAGCACAAAGAGTCTCACGAGGCATCCTGCCCCTTCACGGGTATGACATACATTAATTGCATTAAGTGTTGGAAGAGACTAGGGGTAGTGCCAACTGATGAGCAAACAAACCGAGAATAAGATAACAGAAATTATGCGGGGCATCGAGAAGATGCTTATCGCAAAGAACAGGGCATACGGAGACTCTGCCCTAGAGCCTGTAAGAGTTTTCTCTAAGACAGACACCATCGAACAGCTCTATGTTCGGATCGATGACAAACTATCTCGTGTTCAACGGGGGCACGAGTACCCAGGAGATGATACTATTTTTGATTTGGTAGGGTACTTGGTACTACTGCTTATTGCAAAGGAGAGAGATGAAAATGTATAGCGGAGAAGAGCACCTGTCGTTTGACGACATCCTATTGGTGCCACAACATTCTAATATTGCTAGTCGTAAGGACGTAAGCACTAGGGTCTCCTTAGGCAGGGGGCTCACAGGGGTTTCTCTTGGCGTACCAATTATAGCCGCACCAATGGATACAGTTTGCGAGTGGGAGATGGCGGTTGGTATTCGTAAGGCTGGCGGCATTGGAACGCTTCATAGGTATATGCCAGTGGCAGAACAGGCTCGACAGATTAAGATGGCTAAGGCTAACGGTGCAATTGCTGGGGGGTCTGTTGGTGCCATCGGAGACTTTGAGCAAGAGGCCGCAGAGCTGGTAGAGGCTGGCGCAGTGTTTATCTTAATTGATGTGGCTAACGGACATAGCGATCATGCTGTCCTAGCTACAAGCAGGCTTAAAAGAACTCTTGGCCAAACAACCCACATCATGGCTGGAAACGTATCCACCTATGATGGATTCTCAAGACTTGCAGACGCTGGGGCAGACTCTATTCGGGTAGGCATTGGCGGAGGGTCAGCTTGTACCACTCGCGTTGTGACTGGACACGGCGTGCCAACCCTAGCCTCAATTATGGACATTAGAAAAAACTTTAGCTACGGACAAGGCCCAGATCTGATTGCAGATGGTGGCATTCGAAACTCGGGTGACGCAGCCAAGGCTTTGGCGGCTGGTGCTAATGCTGTAATGCTGGGTCGCATGCTGGCTGGAACAAAAGAGTCTCCTGGCGAGATCGTCGATGGACGCAAGGTCTTCAGGGGAATGGCATCTGCAGAAGCGCAGCACGAGGGTCGCGGCACGGTTTCTGGGGTAGAGGGGATTGCCACAACAGTTCCCTTTGTCGGAGAGGTCTCAGACATCGTAGAAGAGTTTGCAGCTGGTCTAAGAAGTGCAATGTCCTATACTGGTGTAGACAACCTCATTGACTTCTACCATCAGAGCGTGTATAATAGAGTATCTAGTAATTCACTAAATGAAACTAAACCACACGCTAAGGAGTAGCATTGCGCAGTCGTAAAAAGGTGACAGCAAAGCCCAGCCCATTTACTATGGAGCCATATATGGAGGCTGACGGCTTTCCTATTAATGCTGGCGACATCATTAAGATCAAGGGTGAGTACGGAACTAAGTTTCAGTTCCGAGGCATCACCACAAACACTCTGACAGGTGCTACCTGGGTGGATTGCTATGAGATTTTCCGTGGCAAGCCTCAGCAGTTCCGAGCCTTTGACATTGACCGTGTAAAGCGAGTTCCTCAGCGAGGGAAGAGGGCAAAGCGTGTCAGCCAATCCTGAGGACCAGTTAGTCGAGCACCTCGACACCGTTAATAAAGTAGTCGGAGAATACCTAAAGGGGAACGATCCTACAAAAATTTCTAAAGAGCTTGCTCTGCCCAGAACAAAGGTCACCGCCATGATTAAAGAGTGGCAAAGCATGGCTGCAGATAATACAGTCATCCGTGCAAGAGCTAAAGAGGCTTTGGCGGCTGCAGACGAGCACTACAGCAGACTAATCTCAAAAGCATATGAGGTAATTGATGAGGCCACGACTACTGCCGATCTGCGTAGCAAGTCTGGTGGCATCAAGCTGGTGATGGATCTTGAATCCAAGCGTATTGAAATGCTACAGAAGGCTGGTCTGCTAGAGAACAAAGAGCTGGCGGAAGAGATGCTGGAGATTGAGCGTAGGCAAGAAATCTTAATGGGCATTCTTAAAGACATTGCCACAGAGCACCCAGAGATTCGTGATAAGATTATGTCTAGGCTTTCTGAAGCCTCACAAAAGCTAAATGAAACGGTAACTATAGTACACGATGTTTGATGATTTTTTAGAGGCACTAGCAGACAGCCCATTTGAAGAAGAGCCAGTAGACGCAAAGACATTCGTAGAGGGCGAAGACTATCTTGGCCAGCCACCTCTGTCTGATATTCAGTATGATATCGTTAGGGCAATGAGCCAGATCTTCCGTGAAGAAGATTTAATCAGACTTATGGGAGAAAAAGAGGGCAAGGAATACTTTAGAAAGTACACCAAGAACGAAATCATTCTCCAGCTTGGTAAGGGTAGTGGTAAAGACTTTACCTCAACCGTAGCAGTATCATATATCGTGTATAAACTGTTGTGCCTTAAAGATCCAGCTAAGTATTTTGGCAAACCATCTGGCGACGCCATTGATATTATTAACGTTGCTATCAACGCCCAGCAGGCAAAGAACGTTTTCTTTAAGGGCTTCAAGAGTAAGATCGAAAGATCCCCATGGTTTGCTGGCAAGTACTATGCAAAGATGGACTCAATTGATTTTGATAAATCTATTACTGTTTATTCTGGACACTCAGAGCGTGAGTCTCATGAGGGGCTAAACCTTTTGGTGGCCGTACTGGATGAGATCTCTGGTTTTGCTAGCGAAACAAATACGGGAAACGAGCAGGGCAAGACTGCAGACAACATCTACAAGGCCTTCCGTGGTACTGTAGACTCTCGATTTCCAGACCTTGGCAAGGTAGTTCTTCTATCG